TTTCAAGAATGGGGTAACAGAGGTATTCACTATTGGGAAGTAGATGAACTTAATATGGATTTAATTGAAGGTCAGTCGGACTATGATTTTTTTAGATCTAGCGATGATGGTACGAGTGCTGTTTCTACTCCAGCAAACGTATTTGGTATGTCCGATGTTCTTGAGGCACAGTTAAGATCTAATAGAACTCAAACAACACAATCAGACAGTCCCATGACTAAAGTAGATAGATCTACTTATGCGGGTTTTTCTAACAAGTT